ATAATAAAATGACTATTGAACAAACACTAAATGAAAACGCTATAAAACTAAAACATCATCAAGAGGGTAATCAGAAGGTTAAATGTCCTAGCTGTCAGCCACCCCATAACCCAAGAGACAATCCTTTGTCAGTAACTATCAATCATGACGGTGTAGTTTGGAACTGTCATCATTGTGATTTTAAAGGTGGAAAGAAAACAGGAAGTATTTTTAGACCATATATACAGCCTGTATATGTTGCCCCACCTAAACTTGAACCGAAGCAAGAAAGTTTCATGGTTGAATTCTTTAAACAAAGAGGTATAAGTGAATCTACAATCAATGAATTTAAAATATATAACGAGAACAAATGGATAGGTTTCCAATACTTTGATGAGAATGGAAATCTAACAAACATAAAATATAGAACTACAGATAAACAATTCAGACAAACTGCTAATACTAAATCAATCTTATATAACTACGATAAAGTATGTAAGCAAGATACAGTCATATTCACTGAAGGTGAAATGGATGTTTTATCTTTAGCAGAATGTGGGCTAACTAATGCAACTACTTTACCTAATGGTGCTCCTAAAGAATTTAAGGGTGATGTAAAAGACGCTAGGTATAAGGCTCTAGAGAATTGTAAATTAATGGCTAAAAAAATTATCTTATTCACAGATAACGATACGAGTGGCAAAGCATTACACAAAGAACTTCTTCATAGGTTTGGTAAAGATATATGTTGGTTCGTTAGGATTCCTGATAATTGTAAAGATGCTAACGAAGTATTAATCAAGCACGGTGTTTTAAAATTAAAAGAAATTATTGACAACGCCGAGCCATATCCTATTGATGGCTTATACACCGCTAAAGACTACTTTACACAAATACATGACCTATATGAAGGGAACTATGAAAAACCTACTGAGATAGGCTTAGAAGGTCTTGACGAGATATATAAACCAATGACAGGAACCTTTACTGTAATAACAGGTATACCTAATCATGGTAAGTCGGCATTTCTTGATCAGTGTTTAATTAAATTAGCCATTAATCATGGGTGGTCATTCGCATTGTTTTCTCCTGAACATTCAACATCAATGCACATAAGGAGATTAGTTCAAATGTATTTAGGCAAATCTTTTGATGAAGGGTTTTCCAATAGAATGACTAAAGTTGAATTAAATCAGGGATTAGATTTCATTCATAAACATTTCTTTTTTATAGAAACTAAAGACAGCATACCTTCAATAGATTTGATATTAAATATCGCAAAAAGTGCAATATATAAGCATGGCGTTAAGGGTTTAGTAATAGACCCATTTAATGAGGTGTCTGCAGTTAGACAGGGAAATCAAAGAGAAGATGAGCATATAAGAGATTTTATATCTCTCTGTAAAAGATTTACAAGAGTATACGAAGTTATATGTTGGGTCATAGCCCATCCTACAAAATTGCCAAAATCTAATGATGGTTCTTACAGGCAGACCACGGCATACGATATTAGTGGAGCTGCACATTGGCACAATCAAGCAGATGCAGTTCTTACAGTACACAGAGACTTTGATGAAAACTCAACAAGTGTTATTACAAGAAAGATAAGGGAACAGGGTTTATATGGAAAAATCGGTGAAGCTAAATTCACTTACAACATAAATACACATGGCTTTACTAAATACGAAGAACGTGATGACAGTTGGGAAGATTACACAGCAAGATTCAATGATTAAGATATTCAACAATTTTATTAGCTAAATCCTTGCTTTCTTTGTAGCTGTTTAATTTATGTATAGTTGTGTGGGGTATCAAATCTTCATCTAATAATATATTAGTTATTTTAGTTGTTCTGCCTTTTATAAATATTTCGCTTTGATTGTCACCTCTTTGTTGATGTCTAGATTTCAAAATGTGTTTATCGTTTTCTAATATAATAATTTTTGTTTCATATTTTGTGCAAAGTTCTAAAAGGTTATTTTTAGTGAATAATCTATCGCCTTCAAATATACAGTCCATCATCATTTTATCTACATACATTTTATAGTCTTTTTGTACTGCCATAGATAACTTATCAGTACCACCGAAAACATCTCCGTGTTTATACACCCCTAATATAGAAATATTATCCTTGACATAACCTCTGAGTAACCCAAACTTAAATTGTTTTTTTGGTTGTAATATATCAATAATATTTTTCATTAATGTAGTTTTACCAGTAGCAGGAACACCGCCGATAGCCACACATTTCATTAGTTTATTAAACGATTATAGTCGTTATTAAAGCAATCCCATTCGCTATTCATCATTACTGGTTGACCAGTGTGTAAGTAATGGTTTTGTTTCTCAGCACACAGTCCAAGATCTTTTTTATTATCTTCTAGCCTCAATGGTTTAGGCAAACAGTCTTCCCTCATCTGCCAAAATATTTTCCCTTCGTCTAAACCCCATTCTTTTTCTGCATACTTAATTCTGTCATGGAACATATCCATGTATACGTTAGGGTATCTACGATTAGGACGATGCCAAGACTTATAGTTGCAAAGCGTTGACTCTAAAGTGAAATAACCGCAATCTTCGTGTGGAAAGCGTTCTTTTGCTTCTTTTAATAATAATTCAGCTTCTTCACTTAACCAGTCTGTCGTTTCTTTTGTATATGTTACTTTCGTTTTGTGCCAGTCTAAATCATCTCTTCCTAGAACTATGCACAGTCCGTTTCGGTGGGAACGAGAGCCATTAATATCATCTAAAAATAGATTATTACATTCAATATTTAAGCCCTGTATACGCAAATATTCTAAATAAGAGAAAGTTGAAAGCCTTCCAAAAGACAAGAAATTATCTTTTACAAAATCCCAAACATTTTCAAAATTTCGGTGTGGGTCGTTGTGTGTGCATAAAGACTTATACATTGCTTCTTGAGAACCAAATTTTTTAACTTGCTCAATATAAGAACGCATACAGTTTGGCAACCCTGTTTTCCCTGCTTTGAAATATCTTCTATCAGAATCCCAACCAGAACCTGCTTTAAATTTGTGCTGTGTTTTATTCCACCAATCGTCTACTAAGTCTACATTCAAGCCATGAGGTTCTTGAAATTTATTGAATATATGCCAAGAAGTTATAATATTTTGAGAGCACCCATTTATAAATGCTAACCAAAGTTGTTGCTCCATGTCTAATGAATACTTTTCTGTCAACCAAGGGAATGCGAAATAAACACCTCCAGGATGGCTCTTATGTTTTAGGTGAAATTCATAAAATCTTAAAAAAACCTCTCTGCGATATTGTGGTTCACGAAAATCCATTCCGTATTTAAGTTCTTTGATTGGGCTAATATTATTTATTTTACAAAACGTACCTACATTATTCTTAACAGGAACAGAATATTCTTTTACTTTTTTTGGAATACTAAGGTTTGCATTCTTAGCTGTAGTATTAATATCAGGGTATGAACCTATGTTCCAAAACAACGTAGTGTCTTTTATAAGTTCAGGTAGTTTAGCCCTCATGTATTTAATAGTTTTAGCTTCGTACCGAGGATGAAATGTTATGTCGTCTTGCTGAACCCCTTTAAAAAGTTTGCCATAGGGTACTTTAGTGTCGTGCCAAATGAATTCATATTTAGAAACATCTGCTTCCATAAGTTTCAACCTTTGAAACATAAAATCTCTTTTATCAACTCCAACATTTATTAAATAAATCCGTTTAACATTCTTAGGCTTATACATAGATAGACCTAACAAGATAGATGTGGCTGAATTCGCAGAGCCGAAAGGTATAACTATATCTTCTATATGGTCAGGAATATTCTGAACTTGACAAGCACCGACTTCATGAAATGCTCTAATATTTGAAACATCATTAGTTGGTAGCTTGTGGTCTAAGGTTATATCTCTCTCTATAGTGAAGCAATTATCAAAATCTTTCATAATGGTTTGCACACGTTTTTGTACACCTACGTTAAACCCACTACGACAGGACAAGTCATATTCCGTATCAAACATGGTGGCGAAGAGAGGTAAGTTTTTTTATGAGATAGATTAAAAACTCGTACCA